GGTCAGCGCTGCGATGGATGCACCGCCCAGCCAATCGGCAAGGCTTGTGCGTTTAGCTGTGCGGATAAGCTGGGCAGTGGTCATGGGGTTGAGTATCCTCTAGTCAGTTAAAGTCTAATATGAATAAATTGCACTTACATAAAATGCATTGTCAATACTTTTTTCAGTATTTTTGACCATTATTTGACTTTTTTAGTTACACATGTGAATAGGGTCAAAATGGCTTACCTATTTGAAACGGGATATTATGGCAAAGCAGCAAAAAACAGATAGCCGGGCGATACTGCTGACACTGCGCAGGGAGCTCAGCGCAGCGCTAGACATACAGCAGCGACGGGGAAAACCTCTCAGATTGCTCTTGGCTGACCAAATCGAGAACGATGCGGCTGGTACTCTGAGCAAAATCAGGGGCATCCTGCCGACCGATGTTGTCATATCGGCGGATGAAAGCTTTACCGAAGCACTGGGCGAAGTGAGCCGCCGCATGAAGGTTATTCAGGATAAAACCATCGAACACAATGAGGCGACCCATTTATCAGGGGCGGCACTTTCCTTGCAAGCCCTTGAAAAAGCGAGCTTATCGCTACCGGCGCAGGAAGAACAGCGCTCGTCACTTCCTGATGACCTGCCATTCGTGCAAGAGCGGGACATCAACCCATTCCATGTCGATGACCGCGACCAATCCAAACCGCGCCGGGGCAGACCAAGAAAGTCTCCGCTTAACGATATGCCCAGCGACGAATGACCCCCCCGTCTCGCGTTGGCCGGGGGCGGATATTATTTGTATCACACCCACTTCCCCGCCAACCTCCCCCGCCCCACCCCCCCACCTATCGCTTGACCGCCATCCCCCCCGCCGCTAAAAAAATCGCATCATTTTTATGACCTCAGCTTTACCTTGTGGGGGTATCGCGCCCAACAAAGGCTAGGCCGAGCTAACCCCTCGGCCTATCCACCCCACCTCGCAGATATTCTCATATGAATATTCTCGCTTGACGTGCGTATCGTGAATATTTACCCCCGCGTAGCATAGGCACTCCTCCCAGCCTTCTCACTCTCTCCCCAGACTTGGCTCTGCTGCATCGCACCAGCAGAGCCATTTTTTTGCAAAGGGCACCTCCCCGTATGGCCCCACAGCAGACCCTAGCCGACCTTCTGGAGACGCTTCACAACGACCCTGTGATGTTCGTTCGGACGGTCCTTGGCGCAGAGCCTCAAGCATGGCAAATTGACGCCCTTAATAATATCAACAGCAACACCCGCGTTTCCATCAGGAGCGGCCACGGCGTAGGCAAAACCGCTTGCCTGAGTTGGATTGTGTTGTGGTTCTTAGTGACCCGCCCTTGCCGCATTGTTTGTACGGCGAACTCGGCCTCTCAGCTTGAGCAGGTGCTTTGGCCTGAGATACGCAAGTGGATGGGCAAAATGCCGAAAGGCTTGCAGAACGTCTTGGAGTACAAGTCTGACAAGATAACCGTGAAGGGCGTCGATAGTTCAGCGCATGCCAGAACGTCGAGCAAGGATCGGCCAGAAAGTTTGCAAGGATTCCACCACTCAAGCAACATGCTTTTTGTCCTCGACGAAGCCTCTGGTATTCCTGATATAGTTTATCAGGTTGCGCAGGGTGCGCTTAGCTCAAAGAACAGCAAAGCCATCATGATGGGCAACCCGACGCGCAATACTGGCTTTTTTGCCGACAGCTTTGGCAAGGACGCCGAGCGTTGGCACAACATGACGGTTAGCTGTGAGGACGCTGATTACGTTAGCGCTGAGTTTATCGAAGACATGAAACGCCAATACGGCGAAGATTCCAATGTGTACCGGGTGCGCGTTTTGGGGCTTCCTCCTGAGAGCAACGACGATAGCTTAATTGCGCGTCATTTGGTGGATTCAGCCGTAGGCCGCGAGGTTGAGCCTATGCTTAACAAGCCGATCTGGGGCTTGGACGTGGCGAATTTTGGCAACGACCGCTCAGCTTTGGCTAAACGTCAGGGCAACGTGTTGTTGGAGCCGATTAAGCACTGGCGAGACAAAGACCTTATGGAGACGGTCGGCATAGTGCTGACCGAGTGGGAAGCCACGCCGTACATGGATAGACCCACTGAGATTTGCTGTGATGCCATTGGCATTGGCGCAGGTGTGTCCTCTCGTTTGCAGGAGCTTGGCTTACCGGCGCGCTCTATAAATGTGGCTGAAAGCCCAGCTTTGAAAGGCCGTTATCCGCGCCTGCGTGACGAGCTTTGGTTTCGCTGTCGTGAATGGTTTGAGGCTCGCGATTGTGCCTTGCCTGACGAGTGCGAGGAATTGATTCATGAGCTTACCAGCTTACGCTACAAGATACTTAGCACCGGCAAATTCAAAGCTGAGGGCAAAGACGAAATGAAAAAACGCGGCCTGAAAAGCCCAGATTTAGCCGACAGCTTGGTGCTTACCTTTGCAGGACAAGCGGTTGCAGCTTCCGGCGCAACTGGCGGCTGGGGCTTTAAGCAGACGTTAGACTATGGCAATGCCGGATGGATTGTTTGAATGGCTGGATTGCTAGACACCCGCTTAGCGCGTGAGGAAGCGTCAATCTTTGACGAGCTTTACGCGGCGGCACGACAGCAGGAAGCCGCTCTTGAACAGCAAGGTCGCCGCTCTGTGCTTGGCGGATTATTTAGCAAGGAGCCTGTGCAGGGCATCGACACGGTACGCTTTGAGGGCGTGCCGGGTTTGCTGTCTATGTTGACCCCAGCGGCGAAGGCTATTGACGCGCCCATCTCGGCGTATCGCGGCTTGATACCTGAGCAAGACATGCTTAGCGAGGCGATGGGCACCGGCGGTCTGGCTATGGGCGGCGGTGGTTTAGCCACGGCACCCGCTGGTTCACTGCGCAGCTTTGCTGGCCGCAATGCCAAAACCGCCGATTTGGACGCGCTTAAGGTTGCGCAAGAATTGTCGGCCCGTAAGCGCGACCCGGAGGACATCTTTCGGCAAACTGGCTGGTTTAAAGGCAAAGACGGGCAGTGGCGCTTTGAGATTGACGATAGCCAAGCTGAGTTTATCGGCAACAGCCAAACCACCGGCTTACTTGGTGACGTTATGCGCCACGATGCGCTTTATGCGGCGTATCCTGACCTAAAGAATACGCCTGTGTCCACAGATGTGCAGCGTTTGCAGTCTGGCTCATATCAACCGGCGGCTAACGGGCTTAACGAAGAAATCCGCGCCTTTGGCCCCACCAAACCGGCGATACTTAACACTTTGCTGCACGAAGCTGGCGGTCATGCTTTGCAACGGCGCGAGGGCTTTGCGCCGGGTTCATCCAGAGGCACAGCGACAGACCAGCTTTTGCTGGAACGGAACACCTTTTTAAAGAACTTGAGCGACAAAATGGACGCCCGACAGGCCGAGCTTGGCTTGTCAGGCTATCGTCCCGCCACGAATGACCCAGAGCTTAAACGGCTGCAAGAACAGTATGACGCGAATGTAGGCCGTGCGTTGTCTGAGGATGCCATTTACGAGCGTTACTATACCGAAGCTGGAGAGGTTGACGGGCGCAACATCCAGCTACGCCAAGACATGACCCCAGCCGAGCGGCGTGCGTTATCTCCGATGGCAACTGAGGATGTACCACGCTCTGAGCAGCGTTTGTCTGGGGATGGCCTTATGGCGATGCAAGCCCAACCCCAGCCTGACTTGGCTGCAGAAATCCGCGCCTATTTGGAGAGCATCCAGTGAGCATATTTGACTTCCTTTTTGCGAGAGCGGCAACGCCAGAGCAAGCCCAGAAGAACATCTTTCTGGACGCCATTGACGGCGGCGGCAGGTTTGACTCTGGCGAGGACTTTCGCGGTGGCCCACTTGGCATTTCTGCGCTGCTCAATGCGCTTGGCGTTGATCCGTATGGTTACACAGATGCGCAGCCGCAAGGCCAAGCTTTTGCGCCACGCCCACCTACCGGCCCAGCCAGATCGTTGCGCCCCCAGCTACGCCCAACGCAGCAAATGCCTGACGAATTGCTAACCGAAAGGTTTGGCACCCAGTTTGCGCTTGGCACACCTAGCGATGTCACAACGACAGCTTTACCTCGACGCGGCAATCCCGGCTATGCCTTTTCTCGCGGCGACAGCGCCACACCAGCTCCACCCCCTGCCCCACCAATGGGAACCAGCTTTGGCAATCTCGGCAATCCTGTAGATATGAACCGCGATCTTGGCTTGCTTGCCCCACAGGTTGTCCAAGAGGTAACGGCAGCGCAGCCGGTGAATTACTACAATGCCGCCCTGCGCAATCCAGATTTTTTGCCTTGGATGGAAAAGAATTACCCCGGATACTTTGAGAGTATAAGGGCCAACAACGCTAAGGCAGCGGAAAAAGAGCTAGTTGCGAGGGTGTTTATGGGAGTGCCTGTTAACCCAAGACCCGCCCAGACTATTAATGGAATGCCAGTAATCACGCAAGAACCATCCCCGCCGGTCAACTAAAGGCACCACCCAATGATGTACACAAAAGTTTACACCAAGCCCAAAAAAACGGCTGGCAAAGTTGAGACTGTGGCTGACAGCCAAACCAAGCGTAAGCCTGTAAAGCGCAAGTTGCCCAAAAAGCGGAAAGCACAAAGCTGATGGATGACCTTGAGTTTAAATCTCTGCTGAAAGGCGAAATTGCGTCTGCCGTAAATCACAGCGACAGTGAATTTACAGCCGAGCGCGAGGAAACCTTACGCTATTATCTTGGCAAGCCTTTTGGCAATGAGGTTGAAAACCGTAGCCAAGTGATAAGCACTGAGGTTAGCGATACAGTGGAATTTATGATTCCCTCGCTGATTAAGATGTTTACCTCATCGCCGGATTTTGTGCGTTTTCAGCCGCGCACTGCCGAGGACGTTGACGCCGCCAAGCAGGCCACCGATTTGGTGAATTTTGCCATTTATCAAGACAATCCGCAGTTTTTTGCCAAGTTCCACAATTGGATAAAAGACGCGCTTTTGTTTCGCACCGGCGCACTTAAGGTTCACTGGCTGGAAACCGACGAGGTTGAGACTGAGCGTTACGAGAGTTTAACCGAGGATGAGGCCACGTTACTGGCGGCGGACCCGGCGGTTGAGATTGTGGCGCAGGAAGTTACAGAAGTTGGCCTTGCTGTCGGCGGTGATGATGTACCGCTTGAGCGCACGTTTAGCGTTGAGATACGCCGCATGGTCAAAGCGGGTGCCGTTAAGATTGACAACGTGCCGCCCGAAGAATTGATTTTTAGCCGCCGTGCAACTTCGCTTGAGGATTGCGATTTTATTGGCCACAGGACGCTTGTTCGCGCTGGCGATTTAATTGCGCAGGGCTATGACGAAGACATCATTTTGCGCCACGCTGGGCAAGGTTCTGACAATACGAATGACACAGAGCGGCAAACCCGTTTTGAGGAAATCGAGAGCGGCGATGACGGCGAGGGCAAAGACCCGATTATGCGCGAGGTGCTTATTACCGAGGCTTACATGCGCTGCGATTATGACGGCGATAATATAGCCGAGTTACGCCGAGTGGTTTGCTTGGGCGATGGCGGTGAAATTCTGGAAAACGAGTCGTTTGATAAAGTGCCGTTTTGCTTATTGTCGCCGATCCTCATGCCGCACCGCATGATTGGCCGCAGCGTTGCCGAGTTGGTTAAAGACGTTCAGCTTATTAAGTCCACCACGCTACGCCAGCAGCTTGATAATTTTTACCTGACGAATAACAGCCGCGTAGCTGCCGTTGAGGGTCAGGTCAACTTGGATGACCTTCTTCAATCGCGCCCAGGCGGTGTGGTCCGCATGCGTGCGCCGGGCATGGTTCAGCCTTTGGCGGTCCCTCAGATTGGCAATGCCGGTTTTCAGATGCTGGACTATATGGATAGCGTTCGTGACCAGCGCACCGGCTTTTCTAAGGCCAGCATGGG